TCATCCGCATTCCAGTTGTACCCTGTACGAACATTTACAAGACTTGTTAAGTCTGTAACCAAAGAGTTATAGTCTCTTGAGGTATAGTCAATTTGGGAAGGAACTTCATTACTCATTTTTCATCACCTCGTTGTAGTCGCGTCAGGATTAAGAGTTGTACTTAGTACGTTTACTGCTGTAGCTGTAAAATCTGGCAAAACAATGTTTATTTCAACCCCTACTCGACCAGAGTCATCAAGCGTATTTATATTTACTGCCGAAACCTCTACCTCAGGTATCCAGGTAGCAATAGCTGAACGAATTGCTTGATCTATAGCTTTCATAGCATCGCCTTGGTTCTCAAACATTGCCCTTGCAACATCTGTTCCGTAGGTAGGTCTCATAGGTCTTTCTCCCTTAACTGTTGAAATTAAGGTGAGCACCCGGTCTTGATAAATTTTTGTTTGATTTTCGGTAGTCTCTACAACACCAAAAGGATCAAAAGTATATGGAAAAGAAATAGCTCTCATTTAGGTTCCTGTACTCCTACCCATACCGGTTCGTTTACTAATCCCGCAACAAACATTACCCATACTTTTTGCCCCTTTTTTGGAAGCAATCTGTGAAGAGTATGCTCTTCAGTAGCGCTAATATCTGTAGCATCATTCCACTTTTTTGTGGTATTTGCGGTTGTTTTGTGCGGATGCTTTAGGGTACCAGCCCCTGCCTTTGCCACCACAGTAAGCGCAGGTACAGTTACAGAATGGGTGTGGGCTGTTCCCGCTGAAGCCGCCCCTGAAGTAACTGTGGCTGCTGTGGTAGTTAGTAGTGCAGCTATTTGAGCAGCGGTATGTTCTTGATGGTCGGGGTGGTTTGAGTTAACCGTTATAGGCAACAGCGGTTTAGCCCAGTTTGTAATTTCTTTTCCAGTAACGGTTACAGATAACTTTATGCGACTCTTTTTTAAGGGGTCGTTTATATCTACCACTGTTCCCTCATACAGACCAAAGAATCTAGGCCTACCTTGAGGATCCAACATGTAGTCAACATCATCGTTTTTAGTAGCCATTATTTTGCCACCCAACTAGTAGTTCTTTTTACTGACGAAAAGTCAGGGATATCGTCTTTATAAATATCAGGTTCATAAGTAGTGGGGGCAGCTGGGGCATATGCTGCCGGAGCTACCTTGCTTGATTTTGCATAGTCAGCAGAAGATTCAATATTGCCCGCGTTTATACCAAAGGAATAATCATTAAGCATAGATGGGGCTGCATCTAAGGACTGCTCCGCAAGCTCTGCAGCAAAGTCCCTTACCTCTGTATTTGTACCTATAGTAGTCGACACGTCCCCTAGTTTATCGGTACCTAAGAGTACTTCTAGCTGGTAGGCAGCGTTTCCACTCCCAAATATATGATCTACTCGCAATACTGTCCAATAACCTGACATGCCTTGAGACAACTTATCTAGGTAGATAAGTTGACCTACTTTTACAGCGGCATTTCCAGCTAATACTGCAACACCGCGATATTTATATCGATTAGTCTCTGCCCTGTCTGAGGCAATATATTTTGCGTCAGATAAGTTTGTAGCACTTTCAAAAGGAAGATGCTTTAAAAAAGTAGATTTATTAGTTGTAGAGGAGTGTGTTGATGCCATTAAATTTCTCCATCTAAATATGCTTGGCTAGGAGTTACTGCTCCCAGAGTTGACTTTGAACCAGGCTTAGACGCATGCGTAGTGCTTATAGGGGCATCTGTAGTTTGATGAATTCCGCTAACAACTCGATCTACCGTAGCTCCAAACATGTCAGGGGCCTCATCAGAAATAAATGGTTTAAAGCTGTAGATAGTTCCAAATTGAGAAGCTACTGTAGAAGAGGGGTTTATGTCTTCTACATAAAAATAAGGAGCAGAAAGTTTGCTGGAAGAGGTAAGTTTATCTTTTGACATAAAATAAATTGTTGTTTTTTCCGTTTTTAATGCAAAACCAGTCTGTTTTGCTAAACTTCTTAGTAGTTGCCAATCGCTTTGTCCAGCTTGAGCAATAGAAGAAAATACTCTTGGGTGCCGTTGTGTTACGGCTTTTAACCCATACTTAGCAGCAATTTTTGAAACCACTGTATCAGCAGTTACGCTTTTATAGATTTTTTGATCGGTATTTTTTAGTAAGTAAGATGGGGACACGCAATAAATCTCGGTGTCGTTGTCTTCTAGAGTAGTAGGTTTAATACTGTGTACATACCCGACAAAAGTAGATTGCTCTAAACCGCTGCTCCACGTAAAAGTAACTGGGTCTCCAGAAACAACTGTAGAGTCTTGTTCATTTACTTTTCCAGCAAACTTTAAAACAAGTATGTCGTGAGCATCCATTTCTTGAGTCAATTTTGCACTTAATAATACTAAAGGAAAATCAGGAGATTTTTGAAAAGTAACTTTACGTAACGTTGGTCTTTCAATAGGCAAAATTGCTTTAGGATTTTTGTTTAAAGGAATAGCCATACTAACTCCTTGGAATTCTTATGACTGTTCCTTCTTTTATTGAGAAGGGGTCATCAATGTCTGGATTAATATCCATAATTTTCCACCACAAAGTACCACTTCCTAGGTAAATGTCTGCTAGGTAATCCATGCGGTCACCTTCAACCCAAGTGTAGTTAATGTAGTTAATTCGGGTGCTTCCAGGAAATTTACGATAAACAGTCCAGTTATATAAACCAGTTGTTTTATTTTTAATTTGTTGGGCATCCCCGGTGTAATACCTAGATGATCTGTATACAGCCATTAGTCAATTACCGCCCCTCTTGATCCCCCGCCATTTCTGCTGCTAGTGGATGAAGAACCACTATTAGTTGCTGCAGAGGGTAGCTTTTGAATAAGTTGAGTCTGAGTATCTATAGTTAAATACTTAGAGGTATTGCTATAGAAGTCTGGAATACGTTCTACCCCAAGGTCAACAAGCGTACGAATTGGTATCATTTCGTGAGTAAACATATCATGTTGAACGGTAAGGCTTGAAAGAATAACTTTATATCTTTGTTGATCGTTTAACTTTAGTACAAACGGCAAAGAGGTTACGTACCCCAAATTAGCGGTATCCATCTCTAAATCTCCAACTTTAGCTCCCAACAAAGTAGACTTTTCAGGATTACCATTAAATACTCGGAACATATATTCAAGGTCATATTCCGTACCTCTACGTAAAAGTCCTTCGCATTGCTCTGGAGTTAAAGTTTTAGGGTAGTCTGGAGACCCAATGGTATCTCGCCTACCATTCATTACCCATCTACGCATAGTGTTCATGTCAGCAACGCGGTCAATTACTAAACGTAAAGACATAGTGCCGCCAACACCACTAGTAATAAGTACGGCGTTGTTTTCATTTTTTCTAGTCCAGTCTACGTTGTTGCTGGCACTGATTTGATAATTCCAAAAGGTTGGGTTAAATAAAAACCTAAATCCCCAAAATTTTTGAACAGTAGATCCGTATACTTTTGCAGTATTGGTAACTGTATCTGGATCTTGATAGATCATGCCTAGCTGGTTATAGGCATTTCCATCATCGTAGGAGTCTGTCCCGCCCCAAGCTATGGGAGAGAAGTGACGAGTCATAATGTGTGGTGGTGGGTTAAAAGTATCTGCTGACTTTACAGAACCAGAGATAGTTACCGCTGAATCTTTATTTCCAGTGCCTCCAGAGCTTGCTTTAGCACAGTTTTTAGCAGCATCTAGCTCTCTTAAAGCTAGTTGAGTAAGGCTTCCAGGCACATGCGCTTCAGTAGCTTTTTCTAAGGCTACTGTTACGCCGTTTACTTTTTTAGTGATTGGCTTATCTGAACCCTTTGAATCACCGTTTTTATCAAAGTACTTTATAAAAACTTTGTATTGTTTGACTGTGGTTCCAGCTTGACCTGGGGCAGGTACTTCTTTTACCTCGGTATGCCACACTCTAGTCCAAGTATTGTTACAAGCATTCCATTGGTAAGGCTCATTTTTACCATAAGCATCATATGCATTTACTGTAGCTGGCACTTGTGGTGCGGTAGCAGCTTTAGTAAATACAACACTTGGAACTTTGGATCCAGTTTGAATTTTTACGTCTCTCCAGATACCATTAATCTCTACTTGTGGTACTAGCTTTGGAGAAACAGTTCCATCTTTTTTAGGGGTTACAGTAAAATCGTAATAACGATCATTAATAGTTCTAATACCAGAAATATCCGCTACGTCTTTAACCGCTGTTTTAAA